ATATTTCGTGTTGATTTCAAGAGTAGTAGACCCCGTAATCCTTGCGGTCGTTGCGGTCGTGAAGCAGAGTTTGTTCCCCGAGGAATTGATGATATTGACGAGCCATGCGTTCGTGTCTGCTGTTGCCGTACGATTATCAATAATCGTCTGAGCAGTTGCGGCTTTATTCGTCATGAAACTGAACTCAATTTCAAACGCCCCAACACCAAAAGCAAAGTCTGCGGAATTGGCAATATCGACGTAATCTGTCGTCCCATTAAAAAACATCGCCTGCGGTTTCCTTGCCTCTAACACGGGGATTTGCGTGGCGTTGCCGTTGGCGGTGATGGTCTTCGGGTTGGCTGTCGAACTATCGACGAACGTCGTGGTTGTGCCGTTACAACGGAGAAACAGTTTGTCGTAACTGTCTGGCTCAATAACAGCGCCGGACGCTGACCCGCAGATCAGCAAACAAGAAAGACCAAGAGCAAGAATCTTTTTCATAAGTTCACCCCTTTAAATTAAATTCGTTATGTCGCATAACCTTTGGCTACGGCAACCACGTGCCACCTAGAATCTGCGCTTGAATAAATACAGCCGATGTAATCGGTCTTTCCAGATGCCGTCGCCGTTAAAGCCGTGATGTCCGTCCCGAACGCAAAGTCGCCGGTAGTTGCCACAGGCAACGTCAAAGTCCTGTCAGCTCCCGAAGCGGTGAATCGGATAATGATCTTCTGCCCGCTTGTGGCGTTTATCGGCGTTCCAAGCGTGCGATCATTGGTCGCCGTCATTGTGAAGATGTTTCCGGTAGAAGCATCGATCACCGATCCAGCGCCATCTGCAAGCGCCACTACCGCTTCGGTAGTGACCAGCGGTGCATTGGCACGGGGAAGTCTCCCAGCACCGGACGGCACGTTCGCAAGCAAGGTCAGCGCATCGCCTTGCACCTTGCCGGCTGTTGAGATCGTCGCCAGCTTCGTGTCCACGATCCCAGCGGACGCCGATACTTTGGCATTCGTGATCAGAAGCGCAGAATCCGTCCCAGTTTCAAGCGCCTCCCAATTCGCACGGATCAGCGCCGGCGTAACGGACAGCAGTTCATCATTCGCCGGCTTGGTTTTGTCCCAAGCGCCGAAACAAAGCGTCGGGATCAAGGACAGGATGCAAGCAATACTGATAATTTTTTTCATTTGTGAATCTCCTTCTTTTAGTTTTTGTTGTTTTGTGACTTCTTCCGTAGCCGATAGAATTGCAGTCATTACCGCTTCTTTTTTTTCATCTTTTACGATCGGGATCGTTTCGCCTTCTTCGATCTTGTTCTTCGCCACGGAAAGGATTGCATTGATAAGGTCATCGCTTAACCACGTGTCGACGCCCATCGTGTAAAACTTGGAAGCGTCCAGCACGCCGTTCACACGCATCTGATACTGGATGATCCCTTTGCGATACGTCCCGTCATCGTTCATTTCAATCACTACTTTTTTCGGTATCACTAGCTTCGCCATAATTCCCCCATTAAACGCCGTGTGCGTGGTACGAAAACGATCCGGTGACCGCAGTCCCGTCAAGTTTGTATAGTTTTACAGTGAATCCTGTGATCGTCGGCGCAACGCTGAAAGACGATACACGCCCATCCCCGTCAAGGATGCTGATAGCCACCATCGGTGCTTTGCTGAATGTTTTCGTGAATACGATCTCTTTGCCGGCGTTCGCATCCGTGATTTCATCAGCCCCGAATTCATCGACGTCCGGAAGGTCTGCCGTAATATGAAGCGATGAAACGCCGACCGCTTGATCCGTGCTTTCACGGGTGAACGTGAATTCCAGCTGGAAATACCGGCAATAAAAATCCGCATCTTCCCACGCCATCCATTCCGACCACGTCAGATTATCTTCGCTTGTTCTGATCCGCACCGACATCTGAAGCCCGACCTCCACGCCGGAGAAGCGCAAGGCTGTGTTCGTCTGGAAGGTGTCCGTGCCGAAGCTGTCCCAGCGATCGTCATTAGACAGAGTAAACACGGGAGCGATGCTGATCCGAAACGGCGCAACGTAACCCACGTCACGGATCAGTGTGGTGTAAGTTCCGGAAATCTGACCGGATGAAAAAACCAATGAACTGCCGGACACTTCCAGATTAGACTTGATTCCGCAGTATGCGGTGTCATTGAAACGAAGCCCGCTGACGTCATCGAATCCCAAACTTCCGACATCTTGAAAGGAAAGCGTCGCATCGTTTTCTTCTTGCCAAGTCATTATGATGTTTGAGAAGGGGATCGTTTCAACGGACAGCGTCGCTTCTTTCGCCGTCGCAGAGTAATTGCCGGTGGTGTCGATCGCTTTGATCCAGAAGGATTGATCATCTTCAAGGACAAGACTACCGCTGACGTAGGACTTGCCGGTCAGTTTCGTTGCGATCACGATCCCGCCCGCCCACGACACGCCCTTTCTGATCTCATAACCCCAAAGATCGTCGTCGGTGACTTCCGCCCAACCGAACACGATGCTGTCACGGCGCTGGTAGGCAAGGAACGTCGTTATATCTTCCGGCGGTTCTGTCTTGCCGGTGATCACAATGTCCGCCGTGGGACTTGCTGAAAAACTGGATTCACGTCCGTCATAAGTGACCGTGGTGATACATATCCGGTACGTCTGCCCATTCACAAGCGGGGTATTGATCGAAAAAGATGTGCCTTCGCTTTCTCCCATATTCAGATAACTTGACCCGCCATTCGATGAAATGTAAATCTTTGCCGACTTATAAATCCGGAACGGGTAGCCCGTCGTGTCCGGCTTATTCCAGAATACGTCGATCAAATGCTGGATCGTTCCGTCCTCCGCACGCACGACACGTTCCCCTAAAACAATGTCGGTGACGTTCGGGATGTCATCTTCCGGTTCTTCGTAGTTATTTTCCGGCAAGGCTGGGGCGGTATCGTCATAGACCAAAGCGGAATACTCAATCGCTTCGATCGCCACTTCGTGATTTCCTTCCCGCTTGATATTGATGATCCGGAAATCTTTCTTTAAAAGGCTGGTTTCCCCGAACGCCCACACATCCGCTTCAGCCGGCACTTGCGTGAAAGCGGTGCTGACTTGAAGCACCGTCGCCGTTCCGGCTGGATTGATAACCGTCCTTTCTTCGATCGTGTCGTCTTGGTGACGGACACGCACCCGATAGGTCTTTCCGGATTCGATCGTGACAGACTTGTCCGTGGTGACATTAAAGTCTGTCCCGCTGACCACCCGTCCGGAATTGCCCCACGCCGGAAGTTCGTGACTAACGGAAATCACGTCACCTGACTGACACGCCACGGCGTCGACGGACGCTTTAAAACTGATCGAACGGTGGATGTATTTCGCAAGGTTCTTGGCGTAGCGTCCTTCCCGAAGCGCACGGGAAATCGAAGTCGTGAAGATTCTGACCGCTTTCTTCCGCATCGGATTCGTCGCCAAACTATCTTCATCCGTAACAGCGATCACTTCCTGTTCGTAGTTCTGCAAAGCATTGATGAACTGCACTTCGATCACGTTCGGCACGTCCTTCACGGACTTCCAGCCCTGTTGAAACGATCCTTCCACTATGTTCCCCATCCCAAACAACTGCACCGGCGTTTCCGGTTTATCGATCTTAAGTTTCACAGCGCCTTGTGAATAGAACGCCCACGCACGGAACGTGGCGCATAACTGCAAAAGAATGTCCAAAGCTGAATGCGATGCGTCGATCACGCAGTCAAGCACGAACCGTTTTTCAAATGTGTCATCGCCACGATCAAGCCGTTCATCGCAGTATTTCGCCATATCCACGAACTGCGCAAGATCAAGCTGGGATGCGTCGATGAACTCGCCAAGACCGTAGCGGGCATTCGTCAAAAGATCGTAGATGCACCACACCGGATTCGCACAGAAAGCGGTGGAGTAAGTTTCCCCGTCCCACGAAAGTTCGGTGTCATCCGAAAACAACTTGAATTTGTCGGTAGCCGGATCGTAGTAATAATCCTCGTACGCCACTTCCGTTTCGCCGTTCATCACCTTGTAAGTCTTGATCTTCGTGCCTTTCACGATGCAACTGACTTGCGGGGTAGAACCGGACAGCTGATCCGTCGCTAGAAGTTTCATCCCCAGCAGTACGGTGTTCGGGTAAGCCAAGTCATCGTTTTTGATCTCGTCAAGGCGGGCGAAGCGCATATCGTTTGACTGCGACGCAGTACCGGCATCCGACGTTTTCATCACCTTCACGTCGTACTGATCCGGATCAAGACCGGTGACCTTCGTCTTGCTTTTGACGGCGGTTCGGGATTTTCCGGTCACGCTCTTTTCCGCAAGTTCCGTCCATATCTCGTCGGAATGTTTTTTGTAGTAAAGGATATAGGTCGCTGTCTCGTCGACCATATCCCCCGAAGAATTGATTTTATAAAGACCGTACGGGAAACTGATCTCCACTTCAAACGCTTCCAACTGCGTTTCGATGGATGTGGTGGTGTAGGGTGTATCCTTCACCAGCATCGCCCCAATGTCGTAGACTTGATGCAGTTCTTCAAAGCCGGTGATCACGGACTGATCGTTCGTGCCAAGCCGTTCGTATTTCGTCATCCCCGTATAATTTTCATACGGGTTTTCGTTGATCTTGATGTCGGAAATGCTTTCGATCTCGCCTTCGCAAAGCCCGATCAGAAGATTCAGATATTCTTTCGTTCCGTCGTTATACACGTACTGATTGATAATGTTCCCGCCGACCTTGTGCGTGCCGTAAACGACACCGATCGGCACACCGACATCCATAATCGTGCGCACTCCGTCCCAGCCGTAGGTCGGGGACGCTTCGTCCATTGAACCGCCGGCGACGCCCCCGAAAGCCCCGAAGCTGGGGGACTTCGGCTTCTGGAACGCTGAAAAGATCGCATACCCTACGACTGCAAGCGTTCCCACCATCACCAAAGCGCCAACCGTGTACGCCACGGCGATCATCGTTCCGATAGACATCGATGCGGTGATGGAAGCGGTCAGCGCCCACCCGATCCCCAGCGCCATCGATATAGGATCACGCACGTCCGGCATAACCAGCACTTCTTCGCCGGATTGCGGGACGTAGGTAACCGGATCATCGATCCTTCCTTTCTGCGAAGAAAGAAGAACGATCCCTTTTTTCTTGTAGTCAAAGCCGGTGTCGTCAAGGTACTGCGAAAGCGTCTTTCCGTTCTCGTAACCAAAGAACTTTTCGATGCGCCCGTCTTTGGATAACTGATTCGGAATCCATACGATCCGGATATTATTCGATTCCATAAAGCCCCTTCAGCCGGTAGAAGCCTTCGATCTTGTCCACGATGTCTTTATCCGTGTATTTGGAAATAATCACGCCGTACATTGTGGCGTGGATGAACCGATGCCCGCTTAACACGATCCCCGTGTGGTAAGCGATCCCGTGAAGGTTTTTAAGCAGTATCCCATCAAGGAACTCCGGCTGTTCGATCTTCTGCCAATCCCTGTGCGCATTCTCCGCCAAGAAGTTCCCGCCTTCCTTCGACCACTTCACGTTATATTCAAACTCCGGAATGTCGAATAACTTCACTCCGGCTTTTTCGTAAATCTTTAAAGGCAAGCCCCAGCAGTCGATCCCGTTCCGTGACCGACCCCGATGCACGTACTGGACGCCAAGCCATTCCTCGATCACTTCCTTTTCAAATTGAACCGGATCGATCCGGTCGATGGGTTTATCCGACATACACTTGTCTTGACGGGATGGACGGAAACCCGCCGAACCTTTCTTGATTAGCAAGCGCTTTGCACCGCTGGAATGTTTTATTACACACAGTTTCAGCGCCGGCGTAGGCGCATTCCGTGGACTTGAACTTCCAAGTGCAATAATTCCGCCAGTATTTCCGTGCCGGCAGTTCGGTCTTTAAAACGTCGAACTTCCCAGTGCAAGTGAACTCCACGACCTCGACGTTCGCCGTGTAATTGTCGATATAGTAAGAATGCGAAATGCAGTTTAGGGAATTATCCAAAAGGTTTGCGAACACCATCGTGATGATGACCTTCTTCCCACGAAGGTCGTACGTTTCCAGCTTGTTCTGAATGAACTGGCTGATGTTCGATACCTTGACAGATACCTGATCGATCTCACCGGACGTGTTATCGCTGACAGCTTCGTGGCTGATCGGGAACTTGATATAGGTTTTCCCGTTAAAGACGACGTCGTCGTCATAGCCCGCCATCAGAATGCTGTTATCTGCGCCGTCAAAGTTCACGACCTCGTACAAAAAGATCGGTTTATTTTCCAGCTTGTTCTTTTCTGCGATGAAATCGTCGGTCAGTTCGATCATTTCACTTGCACCAATGAGAATTCAACGTCATAGATTCCGTACGCTTTTTGGCGAACCATCAGACTGTCGTCGTCGAAGCGGACGGTGTACTGCGTGCTGTCGTTCGGGTTTGTCCAAAGAAAGGACGTGTAAGCGCCCAGCTTCGCATTGAACAGATCACGAAGCGTTCCGTAGTCCGTGCTGTTCCTGTTCCTAAACGCCAGCTTGAACTTGCGAAGCGGTGTCGACCACAGCGACCGTCGCTGTTCCGTCCCATTCTCAAACTTGGAAACGGCGGTGCTGTATTTGATCGTTTCCTCAAACACGTAGTCCGGTGCGACTGTTAGATCATCGCTTGCCATATCACCCTTCCTTTATCGCTTTGCGCAGATTGCCGTTGTTTCTGATCTCGTTTGCAAGCGCCGACGAAATCACTTTCCTGTTCCGGTAGACGTCCTGTGCGTCCCACGCTTGGATCACTTGATTAATAACGATCGTCTGTCCGCCACCGCCACCGCCCATTGATTCGCCTTGATTCAGCCGGCGCAGTCTGTCCGACCCGCCGATCGCCGACATCCCACGGCGTGACAAGACCCCTTCACCGGTCTGCGCCACGATCGGAACTTCGTCCGGCGCAAGCCCGCTGTGCGCATAAAGCGGTTTCACCATCCCGCCGGTGTGCATAAAAAGCATCCCCAGCCCGCCCAGCCCGACCGCATTCATAGCGCTTACGATGGTGATCTTTGCCACCATCTGCGCAAGCATTTGCAAGATGGAATTCCCAAGATTACGGACGATGTCGCCAAGACTGCGGAAGCGGTTCGTGATCCCGTCGAAAAGCGCATTCCCGAACGCCTGTGAAATGGACTGTGCGACGTTCCGCATCGTGGTCTTGACGGTTTCCCCCCAATTCACAACGGCGCTTTTTGTGGTGTTTAGCTTTCCTTGGAAGGACTTGAAGAAATTATCCCAATCCGCCGTGAACTTCTGGATGCCGTTGACCATATTGCCGGACTGTCCGGTCATCATATTCTGGATATTCATCCCGAACTGGTCGGCGCTCTGCTTGGAATCCCGTGCCACCGTCCGCAGATCGGAACTTAATTTCTTGAGCGCTCCCGACCAATCCCGTAACTTCGTCTTCCACGGGGACGGGATTTTTGAAAGGGCGTCCACGATCGCTTGAAGCTGGATCACGAACCCGTCGACAAAGATCGAAAACCCCATCTTTAACTGTTCAAAGCCCATTCCGATGATGCTGAACACATAATCAAAGGTCTTCACCAGCCCCAGCATCACGTTCTGCCATTGTCCCAGCACCGTGATGATGACTGCGACGCCCGCCACGATCCCGATCGTCACCGGATTCATCGTCGCCAGCACGCCCATCAGCATCCCGCCGATCTTCAGAAGGGAAGCCCCGAACTTGATCAGCGCCCCGATGGAATTCATCACCGTCCCGCCCAATAACAGCCAAGCGCCGGTAAGGAACGTCACGGAAATGATCGTCTGCTGGACTTTGGGATCAAGACTGCGGAACGCTTCCAGAAGGGATTTCATCCAGTTCACGAACTGGTTCACGTAAGGGATCACGGTGGTGGCAAGCTGAATCTGGAAGTTTGTGACGGTCTGCGTCAGCTGATCCATCGCATAATCCACTTCCAGCGAATACTTCCGTGCGTTATTTAAGGCAAGCCCGAATGCGCCGGTGATGACACCGCCCGCCCACACCATCGACATCCCCATCCGCTGAATGTTCGATCCGATCTGGTTCATCGTCCGGCTGGTCTTTTCGACTTCTTTGGCGAACTGCGCCATCTGTGTCTGCGCCTTCGCCATCGGCGACGAAAACTTATCGTTGAGCCGTAATAGGATGTCTACGTTCGTGTTTGCCATTTTTTCGTTCCTTCTTTCCCGTTATCGAACAGGATTTCAACCCAATGCCCAATTTCTTGAAACGCTTCCAGCGCCTTCATTGGCTGATCCAGCCATCCGCCGGCTTCCGGATAAAGCCCCTGTTTGTAATGCGTGAACGCTTCGATGTAGGACAGCGTCGCATTGTCCACGTACCGAAGCGGGCATTTCGTGATCTCGACCCCCCGCATCACTTCGTACTGCGAAACGTCTTTGACGCATCCCCGAATCGCCCGCATTTGATCCGTGCAAGTCTCGCATTTGATCTCTTTGCTTTCAGCCCAAAGCGCTAAAATTATTTTTTTTTTGCGTCCGTATTCAAAAAGTTCAGTTCCATCACCTTGGAAAACACTTCCATCAGCACGTCAAAGGGAATGGCGTCGATCTCGTCATCTGCAACCGGCTGGATCAAGTCCTTGCCGGCGAAATTCTTGATGCCTTTGATTCCGGCACGCACGACATCGATGGCTTTGTCCGCCAGCTTCGTCACATCCAGCTGTCCATCACGACCTACTGCGTCACCCATAATCTTCAACTTGTCCCGATTCGTAAGAACCCCGATCAAGAAAGTCGTAGGTTTTTCAGTTCCGTTTTCAGATTGCGGGACGAACTCGACCACTTCTTTCGTATCGATCCCTGTAAGCATTCGTGTTGTTCCTTTCGTTTTGTGGAGTAGGGCGCTAGGGGCGGTTTGCGCACCCCGTGACCGCTTTAGGGTTCACGGGACACCGCCCATAACGACCAAGAATCCCTACTCAAAGGTTAAGACCAGTTCATCGTTCCCAGCGTTCTGACTGCACCGGAAGGGAATATCGGTCGTCAGAATCCCGTTCCGATCTCCTTCGTTGATCGCATCGACCGTGACTTTCGGCGCTGTGATCGTGCATTTGTTGCCCGCAGTCTCACCCACGACCACGCTTAAAGCCCGTGCTGTTGAAGCGATCCAATCCGACCAGAAGTCATAGGTCGCAACGCTCACCGCTTCCGGATTGAACTGCCCAGCCGGCTTTCTGCCGGTGATCAAGAATCCTTTCAAGGACGTGGCGTCATTGATGTCATCCTGTCCGATCAGTTCATTCGCAGAATCCAGCGTCACTTCTTGCACGACAAGGCTGGTCACGCTGTTCAGCGAAAAGCCGGCGCTTTTCACGACCGGCGGTAATGTCGCCTCGTAGGTCGGCGTCGCCGGATGTGCGACGTCCGTCGGGATGTTGTATTTCCCTTTGAACGCAAAGGAAAGCACAGCCATC